AAGAAAATTCTAATTTCAAAATTGAAAATTGCTATTCTCAATCCGTTATCAATATGACTTCTGCTACTGCAGTTGGTGGATTTGTGGGATTAGACCAATGCACTCAAGCTTCTGGCAATAAATACTATTCTAACTGCTATGCTAATACCGTAATGCTTGGCGAAGGAACCAAGAAGGGTTTCTGTGGTGCAAGAGTTGAGGATTGCACCTCTACTCAGACGGGTTGTGTCTGGAATAAAGAATTAAGTGGAGTTGATACGGATACTCTACCAGATACAGTTGGATACCCTGATAAAGAGATGAGATTGGAAGTCACATTTACGGGATTAAGTTGGAGTAAGGATATCTGGTGTTTAATAGATGAATCATATCCATATCTTAAATGGGAAAAATAAAATGGAAATAAATCTTACTCAAATAATCAGTTGGTTAGTAAGCGTGTTTCTGGCTTGGTTTACTGCATTTATGAAAATAAGCCACGCTCAGGGAAAACAAGATGAAACTTTAAACAATCTTAATAAAGAAATCTGTAGATTAAATGAAACGCTGAAAGTTCAGGAAAATCTATTTGTGCGAAAAGATATATTTGATACTAAGCTGGAAGAGATAAGTAAGGACATATCCGATATACGGGCGATGGACATATCGGTAAGATTGACTAAGATAGAAACTCAGCTTAGCCAAATCCAAGAAAGCATAGAGGAACTGAAATATTTTAACAATAAAAGAGAACGGCGTCAAAAGTCCACTTAACCAGAAATTTTTTAAGGTATGAAATAAATAAAAGAAGTATAGTTTATGCGGTCAAGCAAGAAAATTAAAATTAGGCACCAATTTGGGGCTCAGGATTGAAATGGGGTTATAAATGAGATTATCCGATAAAAAATTACTGGATTTGGCGAATGAGATTACGGATTACTTTGTGAAGTTGGTAGAATTTGAGAATCGGGATGATATAGAGATAAGAATTGAGGATAGTATAGAAGATACGGAAGATGAAGGTGCTACTTATATTACTACCTCGCACGGTTATTGTGCTATAATATTAACAAATCAGAAAGAGTTTGATGAAAAGCAAAGGTTAAGATTAATATTTCACGAACTTACTCACGCTATCTTGAGGGAATACTTAATTTTCTATGAAACTTTCATTGGCACTGAAGATGAAGAAAGTATATCACGGCGGGTGTTTGAACAGACCAATGAGAAAGTTGTAAAGAGAGTGGCTAAGCTTTTGGAATATATATGGGAAAATAAAAATAAGGAAGGAATACATTGAATAATTTTAGTGTAGATATTTGGCGCAGAGCGATAGCACTAAAGAAAAAAGCGGATGAACAAGGTGAGAGTTTAGGAAGGCAAAAATTGATGGAATTGCTGGATATAACTGAGCCATTAGCACGCTGTATAGTTTTTGCCTTGACTTATAGAGATATACTTAATTGCAGTAGCACTTCCTATCCTGTAGAGACAGATACGACTGAGTTATTATTTGGTGATGTGCATATTCCATTTCAGAATAAGGCTTCAGTAGAAGTAATGCTTGATTATGCCAAAGAGATTAAACCTGATATAATATCTATAATGGGTGATTTGCAGGACTGTTATCAAATAAGCACCTTTAATACAAACCCTATTCGTGGCAAAAGATTATTTGACGAGATAAAGGAAGGACGGAATTTTCTATATAATTTAAGAGAAATGTTTCCTGAAGCACGGATAATCTTTTATCGTGGAAATCACGAGGAAAGAATAGAAAGATATATATTTGACAGGGCACCACAATTAGCGGAACTGGTAGCAGGACTATTAATTGACAAGCTGGAGCTGAAACAATTAAATATAGAATATATAACTGAGCCATTTGCAATTGGCAAGTTATGGCATCTACACGGACACGAGAAACCATCTGGAAGTTATAATCCTGAGTATATTTGTAATGTATTTAGTCAATATATAGGAGACCACTTTGTTGTTTTTCACTTTCATCGCACGCAGAGTAAAACATTTAAGAGAATAGGAAATAGGTTTTGGAATACCTATAGTGTAGGTTGTCTTTGTGGAGATTTGGATTATGCCAGACTGAATAAATGGCAAAACGGATTTGGTGTAGCAAGATACGATAGTGAAGGAAATTTTACTTTTGATAATAAGACTATTTTAAATGGAGTAATATATTGATGAATTATAATAAGAAAACAAAGAAAGCTATTAAAGAAAGCTATAGAAACTATCTACATAGATTTGACAATACAGAAGAATTCTTTTATAGTTTAAGTGGTGGAACTAAAATAAAGTTAACAAATACTTGGAAGCACGCTTTGGTCGGCTTAATAATAGGTATAATATGTGCTATATTTATTATGCTATTTGATGTAGAAGAACTTATATGGTTTTTGGCTTGGTCTTTTACTTTAGCTACGATAATCTGGGAAAACAATCAAAGATTAAATAGCAAAAGAAAGTGGAATTGGATAGATGCCATATTTGATTTCATAGCTGGTAATGGTGCATTCTATCTGGTTTACTTTGCCATATTAAAAGTTTTCTACATATAGAAAATCTTTTTTTAAGTTTGGGCCTTAACTCATAATATAAATATTCTTATTTTAAGTTTGAGGCTGGACTTAAAATATAATCCAAAAATATTATAATAAAATTGGATTTCATTCCTTAAATATTATAATTTTATAGGAGTTTAAAATGAAATTATCAAAGAATTTAGATAGTAAAGAAATTGAGTGCAAGTGCGGTTGTAGCTTAAATAAATTAGACAGCAAGACCGTAGAAATATTTCAGAAAGTGCGTGATTATTGCGGGTTTCCCATAATCATTAACTCTGGTTGTAGATGTTCTAAGCATAATAAAGCAGTTGGTGGAGTAGCGGATTCTGCGCATTTGCCTGATAAGAAAGGGATTTGCCACGCATTGGACTTAAACTATAACAATTCTCAGGAATTGTATAAGATGCTTAAGGGATTATTTAATGCGGGTTGCACTCGGATTGGCATAAACTTTCAGAAACACTTTGTCCACTTTGATACAGATAATACTAAGCCTCAGAATGTAGTATTTAAGTATTAAAAAACCCCGCCATAAAAAGCGGGGTTCTTGACTTGGAGGTTCAATTAGGAGGTCTGTCTTTGTTTAATTTTCTTCATTACTTCATTATTATATTGTATAAATCCCTGTTTAAATTCTTCGGTTATGGCTTCGTCTATGCCTAAATCTTTTGCTATTTTATCCGCCTGTTGTTCTCCTAAGCGATAATACATTTGCATCCATAATTTCTCACATACAATTTTATATGCGTCATCTCCAAATTTTTTACTTCTTCTTAAATAATCCTGCAAATGATTAGGATGTTTAGAGCAAAGCGGACATTTTATCCATACTGCAGGATAAATTGAATTGTAATTATTTGTTAAGTTCCTTCCTGCTGGATTATTTTTAAAGTATTCATAGGCATAAACATCTATCATACCCTCTCCATTGCAGAGTTGGCAATCAGTTCTGGTTTCTGGCTTATTCTCTTTTTTAAATATATCACGCATATAACACCTTCACTTTATCTTGGTCTTCAGGATGGACAATTGATTCTTTTAGGATTAGACCAGAATTATCATAACCCACCATTATGAAATTATACATAGGATGAATAGTAGAGGCAGAGCGGAACTTAATCCGCCCCGCTTCACGCTTGAAACCCTTTACTTCAACAAATGTAATTCTACAGTTAGGGATTATAACCCGAAAATCTGGAGTATAATTACAGCCCTTAGCTAAATTTAACTTTTCAGGTTCATAATCCCATCGTTCTATCTTGCCAGCAGATTTTAGCGCATCCAGATACATTGCATACTGCATCTCCGCCTTACTCTTCATTTCATAGTTTCTGTAATACAGCTTATCCTTATAGGTATTGTTTCTGATTTTTATTCCAGAATGCGCATACTTCTTCATCTCTCGTTTATCTCCAAAGTTTTATCTATTAGAGACAACTCATCAACAGAATTAGTCAGCATAACCCGAGACTTCAGATTATCCTTATCATCTTTAGTCATATTGCTGGTATTTATTCTTTCCAGTAATTTATTCTTTAGTGCGGTTATATCAATATCTGGATTAGTAACAGGCTTTTCTTCTGGTTCTTCTTGTGGTGCCTGCTTGGATTTTGGAATTACTTTTTCTGATTTCTTTTCTGGTTCTGGTTTAGGTTCTTCTTCAACGGGTGCGTTGAGAAATTCTGGATAAGAAACTGGCAGACTTTCAAAGTCTTCTTTTGACTTTATCTCACCCACCGCATATCTTACACTCTCATCGTTTATTAACGCACTTGCAATTTCTACACTCTTAGGCATATACTTGAGGACTTTCTTTATTACAGTTTTTTTAGCCATATCCTCGTATGCTGTATCCCACGGACTGATTGATTTAGTTTTGGATTTAGAGTATCGTTCTTTGTGCTGGTCTACTTCTTTTTTACTCATTATGGCAAAATTTGTAGCACCTGTAGAAAGTTTGGCTACAGCATAATACAATATAGGTTCGCCTCTATCATTAAAGTTTGGTTCGTGTATTATTTTCCTGTCTGTTCCCAAATTAACTTGAAACTTATCATTGCTATAAACCGTTTCTGCATAAAGTTCTGCGGCAAGTGGATGACGATAGAAGAGTTCTATTAACCCTTTATACCCAAACTGGAATTGTGCTAAGTAGCAATTATTCTTTGAACTCCAGTAAGGGATTATGTAATATTGTTCAAGAGTTATGTCTAAGTTCAATTGTGCACCAAGCATCAATGCGCCTATGAGAGATGTAGCCTCGCAATTCTGTAGCATTGGATTTCTTCTCACTTCTGTTATGGCAACCCTTACAAATCTTTCCGCAAGTGCGGGATTGCCTAAAGCCATCAGAAATTGTGATTGGGATTTTCTTATTAACCCTATAACGGTTTCTTGTTTTTGTGCTATTTCATTTGCCATTTTTACCTCCTTATGGCTTATAAAATAAAAGATATGCGTCTTGTCTATTTAGGTATATATTTAGGTTTTTGTCATAATACCAGACATAGCCCGTATCATCGCAATAGTCAAAAGAATCATAGTATTTCATCAGCGTGCACAGCGTGGCAAAAGTTATGGTAAATCGGTCATAATCATAAGTATTTAACATACAGACTACTCTATCAAGTTTTCCTTTTTGATATTTCAGTCTTACTGCAACGATTGCATTATGGACATCTGTATTAAAATAAGTTTCAATCTCTTCTTTCTTATTATAATTATCATAGAAGAAGCCATAGTTTGCCATCAAGCCAGCACATTTCTCTCTACTATATCCCCATTCTAAGCCAAATAATATTTGAGCGAATAGTCCTGCTACTAATAATGACAGGATGATTGTTATGATTATCTTTTTCATCGGTCTTTCCTCACATCCACCCTAAATCTCATCTTTTCTATACAATTAACTCCATAGTATTTTTCCAGAATTGCGACAGTTTTAATGACGCTGGTCATATCAAATTTATCGGGTTGCAGTTCTATGTAGTCAATTATGTTTAAATCATCCCGATTATCAATAGACAGCTTACCTATATATTGATTATCTTTATAAAGATACATCGTTGGCAATTGCCATTCACTAAAGACATTGAAAATTTGACTTGTAAGTGCATTTCCCGTCATTTCTGCACCAGTTTCGGAAAATTGCCACTCATCATTTTCTTTCCAGTAATACCCGATATTTAGGTCTTTTGCTGTTATTGCGCTGGCAATATGTTCTGCTTCACATACTCCAGCTTGCGTTAAGTCAATCAGGATATTCCCGATTTTGATTAAGTTTTCGTTAATCATTTTTCCTCCTTAATTTCTCTTATATCCAGCTTGTAATATCCCGCTGGTATTTTATATTTTTCTTTGTCAATGTTGTTTTCCTTGCACAAGGCATCTATATCATACTTGTTTTGTAGGATATATTTATAGGACGCCTTATATCTCGTTCCAATTTGTTCTTGATTTTTGCCCAGTAGTATCTGTATCGCCTTTTTAATTTCATCTCGGCTTTGTTCAAGCGGTCTGATTTGTTTTGTTATTTCCAAATATCTTTCAATTAACTGTTCTATCTGAGGTTCCATATTGTAGTTTACAGAATATTCTGGCACTGCTTCCAGTTCTGGTTCTATATCTTCCACTACCATTCTATGAAACTCCTCTTCCGCTTTCCAGAGCGCAGTTATAAGTTCTTCATCTCTGTAAATAGTATGCTGAACTAACTTCTGCCCGCCCACAAGGCAAGCCACTGTTGCAGACTTAGCTTTTGTTAAGCCAAAGTAATGCACCACTTGCCACAGATAATATTCAGGCACTCCGTGTAGCCACTCATCCAGAGAATATTCGGAAGTAGTTTTAGCCTCTATAAATTCATCATCATTAAGATAGTAGTCAATATATCCTACTCTATAGCCTTCTCTGAGTTCATAGTTATGCTGTTTTTCGTTAAATTCCAGTCCCCTATCTTCCAGAATATCTGTTATTATAATAGTTTCAAGTTTTCTGCCCCACTTAACCTTTTCGTTGTCGGATAAGTCAGGCTTAGGTCTTCTTCCCGTTTTAATTTGCCAAAGTTCCAGAATGTTCTGAAATCTATTGGCATTCATAATTGTAGCAGCATCAGTTCCGCCTATGTTTTCGTTAATCATTTTCTCTCCTTTGTTTCTTCTCTTTCTATAGTAGAAATTCTATATTCCTCAGGAATATCATATTCATTACTCAAATAATCCATTATGATTTCGGGGATATATAATCCACATTCTCTTTCTTCATTGATTTCTTTTTCCAGCTCGTCTATCAGGTTTTTTGTTTTTACTATTGTATAGCAGAAAGGACAGTATAAAAGAGTTTCCTTATCATTTTTCTTGTATTCAAACAAATCACCCCTTTCTCCGCAAAGTTCACAATCGGCATCGCTATCCAGTTTTTCACCACAGCCTGGACAGTATCCGCCTTCAAACTCATCTTGTTCATCTCGTCCCACGCCTTCCCAAATTTGATAGATAAGCGAATAATCATAATACTGGTGACAGCGCCAGCAATACCCGCCCTCGCTATCAATAGATTCGGTTAGTTCAAATACGCTTGGCATTTTATTCCTCCTTATTATTATTGTTCCAAACATTATGTTTGTAATCATTCTATTTTGTTTGCATAATTAAATAACGATAGATACCATTTTCATTTTTTTCAATGTTTAGTTTGAACTTTTTGGCAATCTTTTTTAATGGCTTGTATAAACCTTTTTTATTCATTTCATTCTCCTTCTATGTATTTTCTTATTTGAAATAAGGCATTTTTAATCTTTTCTGGTAAGTAAATATTATCGTCCAAGAAATAATCTAAAGGAGCACTAAGAAATTCTACTCTCTCTACTATAGGTTCTTTTGTTATTGTGAGGTAAAAGGATATTTCTTTAGTTCTTTCCAGATATTCACCCATTATGTCAGATTTACCTCTATCTTTGACTTCCAATAACTCTTCTGCAGTTAAGTCATAATAGAAGTTATATACAGTATCTAATTGACCATAGATATTTGTTTCTTCTTGATAGATTTTATTAAGCATTTTGTTCCTCCAGTATTTGTTTGGTTTGGGTTATAATCTTTTCAAACTTGGGATATACCTGTTGAAGCGCCTTGATTATTTTCAGCCCTTTTATATCATCATTTGGTATATTGATAATGCGGGTTTGTATGCTTATATTTTCATAGTTTTCATTATTGGCACCAAGATAAGCCTCAAGTTCTATTTCTGTCATAAATTCTCCTATTGTAATTTCAATAGTTACTATGTTGTTTTTTTGTACAATTATTTCTGCCGTAATCGTATCTTCGTTTATTCTTGGGGGTCTCAATATTGTCTTGTCTCTTAAGAAATCTTTCAGGAATGCCAAGATTTCTTGCTGTAATTCTTTATATGATTTCATTTTTTGCCTCCTCATTTATATTTATTTTTGATTTTTGAGTCATTAAAATAGCAAGACCAAGATTATCTAATATGTCTTTTTTATTTTTAAATCCCATTATAATAAAGTTATTTGCAAATTTGCTATCGGGGATGGTAATAATGGCTCTGGTATTTTCTATAGACCATCTATTATTTTTAGTTTTAATAAATAACCTTAAATTTACTTCTAAATCATTTCCTTCTAATAACATTGATAAAGTGTTATAATCACTTGATATAGAGTGTAAAATATTTGCTTTTTTAATTGATAATTTATATTTATCTAATATGGGTTGTAGAAATTTGATTATTTGGTCTTCAAGCATTTTAATCTCCTAAAATACAAAGCCAGGGACTGAAATAATTTGTCCTTGTTCATTTCTAACCGCTTCTGGATGACCTGTTGCTGGTGCTATAAGGTCATTTCTTCCTATTCTTTCTCCTGCCTCTAATACCATTGCGGATACTATATAAAGGACATTTTCTTCTGGTTCAGGTAATCCTTCAATATCTCCATACTCTACTTTGTAAACATAGATTTCATCTTGTAGTAGTTCTGGAGAAGTTACATTGGTAAACTTAGCAGAAACTCTCGCTATTGTTCCAGATGGAGGGAATGTTTTCCCGTTGTTTAGTTTAATAGTATGTGGAGTTAAGTTAATTATGTCTATCATTTTTACCTCCTTAAGGCAATCTTATTATGTTTATCAAATTTTTTAATTCTTTCAAATTATCCCTTAACATATCATTAACAAAGTCTATGCTGTTTATAATTTGTTCTAATTGGCAATGTATACAGATTTTCTTGCCTCCAAATTCCCAGATTTCTCGCACTTGCTGACACTTGGGACATTTATAGGTTTTCATCTTTTTCTCCTTCATTGTTATCAATCTTTTCTATATATTTCTGTATTCTAAAGTTTTTTATCTCTGATTTATCCATTATCTCTCCAGTTAGCAGAGTAGTTTCCATTACTTCTAAGCCTTCAATATTACCCACTTTAAAGATTTGTTTTAATATGATTATCAGTATTCTATAATCAATTTCAGGTATTGGTTTGGCTATTTCTAATATAAATCTTACTTTTTCTCTTTCTTGTATTTCATCATAATTTGAAGAATTATAGCTGTCTGGATTATGTAATAGTTCGCTATAGGTTCCATAATCTATTATACAGTTTTGGTATAATGCGTTGATAAGGTCATTGAAATTCATTTCTTTCTCCTTTTTATTTGTCTATAAAGTTCTTTTATTTCTCTGTGTTTTGCGGGGTTATATTCTTCTATTGCGTGTCCCCGCTTAAATGCCTCATAATTGCTTTGCGGGTCATCAATACCGTGAAGCTCTCTGCTTTCACGGTCGTAATCTGTAATGGTTCTCCACGCATAGTAAGAGGCAAATTCCTTAGAATAGAAAAGTTTCACTCCTCTGTCTTCCCACCACTTTCTTTCTGTTTTCAGGAAGTCAATTAACTGGTATCGCTTTAATGCTCGGGTCATCTTAATCAGTTCCATCATTGTTCCTCCTTAGTTCTTGTTAAATTTATATTGTTCAAGCTGTTCTATTCTTGTTAATATCATATTTGCGTCTTGGTCATAGTATACAATGTCATTCTTGAACTTATATGCTGATAGTTTAGTGGCTATCTCCAAAAGATATTCCATTTGGTTATGTTCATCTTTCTCTTTTAGTTTTACTTCAATCGCTTTCAATAACTGTTTCTTTTCCAGTTTTGATACCAAGACATTTGGACGCAATCTAACTAATTCATCGTTGGGATTTGGCAAAAGCTTTTTACAGGCTTTTGTCTGCACCCAATTGTTTATTATCGCACGGTAATGCGATTTGTGGTATTTAGCTTTGGTCGGCTTGTTCATCCGCCATTCACCGTATATTAAAATCATCTCTTCTGCAAATTCCGTGCCATAATTTGCTATAAGCTTAAGCAAATCTTCATCACTCAAGATTAAGTCAAAGTTATTATCTTCAATCACTTGCCTCAACTTTAGTATCCTTAAATCAAGAACTTCTTCCTTTTTCTCGTCTAAGTCTATGGGCTGTATGATTTTATAACTCATAAACTCAAGGTTAGGACGGAAATAAAGGGTTAAGCCTGTTTCTGGTATAGTGATTCTAAGGATTTCTTTACCCTGTATAACGATTATGGTTTCTGTGCAGGGAATGTTATAATAGGAATTGATAAATCTGAAAACATCGGCTTGTGGAGAGAGACTTCCTTTGCTAAATTTCCAGATACCAGCAGTTATGGGTGGTGGAGTAATATGAAAGAACTCCAGAATTTTAAATATTATTTGATGTGCGGGGTGTTCGGTATTAATAATCTCAGTTAGTTCTTGCATCTTTTCTATAATTGTCATTGCAATGCTCCGATGGCTAAAAATGTGTTTGATATTTTTTCTCTAATTTTCATCTTCATTGTTCCCCAACCAGAATTGTTCAATTTTTCTTATGTTTTCTTTTTTATCTATCATATAGGGATTACCATATTCTTCTTCAATTTTTAGGTTATCTATTTCGTCATTCCGTATGTACCCTGTAAATATAAGTGTGCGAGGTATAACCATCATAGTTCGGTCTGTATGATATTTCTCGTTTCTTTGGGGATAAACATTGTATTTTAGCTTCAAATAAAAATCGCATATACCAAGCCATTTGGTTTTTATATTTATTTTACAGATTTGTTCAATCTTGGTCTGGGCATTTTCAATTGTGCCTTCATAATAAAATGATTCTTCTTTTTCCCAATCAGTAATAGAAACATACAAATGACCATCAATTAAATCGTTATGAATAAGAGTGTCCAAAAAATCTATAAATTTCATTTTGACCTCCTTGCATATTGTCATACGGATATTATAATCGGAAAACCAGAAAAAGCAAATCATTTTTTAAGAAATTTTAAATTATTTTTTCTACAATATTTTGGTCAAAATCTTTTTTACCAAATGTCATACTAAAATAGTAGGAATTTCATAGAAGCCAAATTTTAAGGCTTTGTTCTTGGGGTAATATTCTTATTGTCAACTCTATTATTTCATACATCAGCAAATAAATTTGAGCCCCTTTTAGGCAAATTTAATTGCATATGTCTACCCCGTTTTCCTGATAATTTTCTTTTTAGCTTAAAAATATGATTTCCTTTCTGAGCCCCAAATAATGCCGAATTTTTAATTTTCTCTGATTTTTAATATAGTTTATGCACCCAGATATAAAACGCCTCGTATTTTTAATTTTTGACCCCAAATTTTTAAAATCTATCTTCACTATCCACCCAAATTTTTCAAACCCCAGAAAATCACCTAAAACTCTATTTTTAAATTTTTATTGTAATCTATTCTCTTTCAATTGATTAAGCCAGAATTTTCACTTAAAACCTGAATTTTTCTCGCCCTCCTGTGCGCATAATTGTATATATATTATATAAGCTATCGTGTAAGTATAATATTAACCCCCGAAATTTTCCTGTACCAGCCCTTGCCCAAAACTTCGCTCAAATTTTCTTCTCTTTTTATGCCTTTCTCTTTAGTATTTCTCTTTATCTAATACTTATTCCTTAGCTTTTTCTCTTCTTGTAATATAAAAGCTTTATGCTTTTTAATATTATTTATATTTTATATATTATATGCTTCTTGATTAATCTCTTTATTTCTTTTCTTTGCTTCTTTCTTTTCTTTTTTCTCTATCAAACTTCTTCACGGCATTTTTTGACCAATTTTTGAGTGGGGTTAAATCATTTAAAATCATTGAATTAAGCTAATGACTTAACAATTTACTTTAACTTAATTGGCTTAACTTATTCTTAAATAACATATTTGCATCCATTGAAAATTTTTCTCGCTTGCAAAATCGTTAATTTGATATATTAACTTACTCAAACTCAATTGTTTAAACCTATAATCTTAAAGTAAATTTAACTTTCTTCAACTATCTCCTTCCAAATCAATGACTTAACAAACCTCATAAAACGACATCTTCCAAATCGCCTTTCCAGAAACCCTATGTATATTATTGTGCATACTATATTTATGACAAGACTATTTAATTAAAAGCCATCTAAAAAATTTGATAATTAAAAATCAAAAGTGGCATATATGCTTTATAAAAATTGAAAACCGTGTTTATAGCTGTTCAAGGCAACAGTTCTCACCAAAATTTTTTCTGCGCCTTTATAGCTCAGTTTTCCAGTTCAGAAACCACCAAATTTTTTGGTATAAGTAAAAAACATTTTGACTATCATATTTGATTTAAACCTGAACTCAGAAGAAAAGTTGAATAAACAGAAAGATTGATAAAAACAAATAAATTGTCTTCATAATTGTGGAAAAAAATCAACAAACTGTGGAAAATTTTCAACAACCTATTTAAACTCTTCTTATAAAAAAAATTAAAATTACTAAATGCCTCAAACCCTCTCCAGTAAACGATTTATGAGCTGTTGCAAAAAAAAATCAAAAAAAAGTGAAAAAAATTGAAGATTTTTCTTGACATATAGACAAATTCAATTATATTGTATAATGTAAGATTGAAAACTTAGGAGGTTATAATGAAAACAAAGAAGGTTCGTTCAAGTGTTGACGCTGAGTTTCTTCAAACTGAAGAAGCCCGCATTATCAATTCTGTATTACCACCCTTCAATTTAACTTATGAAGGATTAGAGTATCAAGAATTTTCCCCCGTTGAAGGGGAAGAAGACAATTGGTGGGATAGCTATATTTGTCCCACCTCAAGAAAAAATAGGAGGTCAAGATGAAACAGCAATTATTTCAGCAACTCTCGGAACAAATCAAACAATATTTAATAAGTAAAGGACTTATATTCGTGAAGCAAGTAGTAGATGTGGCTGAACAATATTATAAGTTCTATTTTATTTATGAAAACAATTTAATTGAAATTGGGTCTATTGTCTTATTTGACGATAGCATTAACCTATTTTTTGAGTATTATGAATGGAGAAATGAAGGAAGAAGACAAAAAAGTCCACAAATTGAGAAATTAACCCCGTCAATACAATTTCATATATTCCACATTGAAGCAGAATTTGAAAAAGTAAAGCCTGAGCTTGATAGAGGGCTTGAATGTTTTAAAAAATTGCTTGAGGTCTATCATAATGAGTATGGAGGTGTATAATGAAAACCCTACACGAAATTTTTAGGGAATTAGGAATATGCTGGTCAGATGACTTCTATGACAAAATGGCTGAAAATTGGGATGATTGCCACGATGCTATTTTTGTCTACAATACAGAAACAGAAAAAGCCAGATTTGGAAGAATTCCTAAATGTAACTGGTTTTTGTCTGATAACGAAGTCTTAATTGCAAGAATGAGTAAACCATCCGAATATTCTTATGATTTTGATGACTTTTTTTCTGAAGAAGAATTAGAAGAAATTAGAGATAATTTTGATGGAGATTGGAGTGAATGGTTAAGTCAACATACTAATTATACTCTTGAAGAAAGGATTAATGATACAGCTAAATGTTATTTAGAAAATAATTGGTATCAATTCTATAATGAAATGGAGGAAAAATTGATGGAAGGGCAAGGAGGCTTATAATGAGTAGAGTAGAAATACCAGATAGACTAAGTTTATATTACCTGCTTGAGGCGGATAGAAAAGAAGAATTTTACAATATGATTGCAGGAGAAATTGCAATCTATGGATTGAACAATTATTACCTTAATATGCTTCAAACAGCAAGTAAAAAGTGGAGTAAGGAGGTGTCAAATGACTGAAAAATTGGAAAAAATAGAAAAAATATTGACTATTATTTATATTGCTGGTATGTTGGATGTTTGCATAGTTCCCTGGATAGGTATGGCAATCAACGATAATAAAATATCAAAAATAGTAACAAGCATTGGTTTGGCTGGTGCTGTTGCAATTACAGTTTCAATGTTTTTAGGATTAATATTAATGATAATAAAAGATAAATTAAGAAAGTAAATAACTCAATCAATCATTTACCCCCTTGCCGTGTGTGAGGGGGATTTTTTTATCCCTGTTTGGCAAGTTTATGATAATTGATAAAGAAATATTTTTATGACAAGTAAACTGATGCAGGCAAGTATTGTCAACTTATCGTCAATTTGCGTCAACTGCTTAAGCTTAACCCTACAAGTCAAGCCTTCCAAATTGATATTTTTTCAAGTTTCTTAAGCTGGATGCCGTTTCTGAAGCGCTGTCTCTACAAGTTTCTGGATGGCAAGTTTACAGATTGATGTTTCCAGATTGATGGATTTTCTAATTTCCAAGTTTCCGATTTGATGGATGAGAGAAGACCCAGTCTTCGAGGCTGGCGGGCGGAAATTTTATGACATCTCCAGCGGCGTAAAATTAGGTAATTGAAATGAAAATTTTGGTTCGGGATTATAGCTGAGCAAAAATGGTATGATTTTAATTTGACAAATGAGTTTTTTGGATTATATTGTGATTATGATGAACCTTCTTTATTCAAAAGCTATGACCTCCGAGCAAGCGGTGGAGATGTCACCCGATGTCTCTGCCGTTTTTTTATATGGGGTAAATTTAGGATTTTTGAGTATATAGGAGTAAAAATCAATATTTAAGGGAATTAAAAAGATATGGAAACAGAGTTAAAGCCAGTGAAAGTAGGACAAGATAAAGCGAGTGTAGAGAAGATATTGGAGAATGTAGAGGAAGGAGTAAATGATTTTTTAGTGATAAGATACATAACAGCGATATTGAAGTTGTATAAAGGTGATGAGGGTAAGGCTATAGAGGATTGTTCAAAGACTTTAAAGATAAAGAAGGATAAAGTCAAAGCAGTTTGGGAAGCGAGATATGGTATAATTAAGCATAATGAGGTTTTATTTCAATTAAGTGGCGATGTAATAAAGCGGAAAATACGGGTTTTGTATGATAGATTATTAAATACATTGCTGGATAGAGATTTCAGTCAAGAGAGTGTAAAAGTAATACTTGAAGCATTAAGAACTATAGCACAGATAGAGGCGAGAGATAGTTTAACTGATAGTATGGCTTCACCGAGAGATGTTTTAGAGAAAGATGGACAAGGAAATGTAGTGAGTATAACCCGAGATAAGTGCGTGATATTAGTTCCTATGCCGAATAGTGCGCAAAGACAGACTATAGAATTGAGTGATGGCACACTTATCAATGATGATATAATGGATACAGAGACAAAACGGGAGATGGAAGAGGTTCACGCTAAGACTATAGAGGCGCAAAAGAAGTATGAAGATACTCCAACGGATGTAATAGAAGAAGTGAAAGAGATAGAGCATAGAGTAATGGGACGCAAAGCCAAGAAGAAGGCGGGAGAGCAAGATGAGTCTGATTGATTTACCTGATAGTGATAAAAATGCCTATACTGAGGATGGAGTTCAGCAGATACTGTTTTCTCCTTTCCCTAAGCAGGCAATGTTTTTAGCCAGTGAAGCAGATGAGGTTTTGTTTGGTGGAGCGAGAGGTTCGGGTAAAACTCAGGCTTTAATCATAGATGCGGCATTAAAACCAAGAAAGTGGCATTATGAAGGTAATCAATTGGATATGAAGCCTGTAGTAGATAAATATAGTATAGATTATCCTGAGTATAGAGCGATAATTATAAGGCGCAGATATGACGATTTAATCAAGAATTTCATACCTGAAGCGCAGAAAATATATAGTAAATTAGGTGCGGTTTGGCGAGAAAAGCCTAAATCTTTCACTTTTCCGAGTGGAGCTAAGATTTTTATGGCATATTGTGATTGTAGGGCGGATGTAGATAAATATATTGGTGGTAATTATCATTATTTAGGTGTAGAAGAGTTAAATCAGTTTCCTGAGAGCTGGATACGAGATTTGGGTGGTTCAGTTCGGTCAGTTAATCCTGAGCTGAAACCTTATAAGAGATACACAACAAATCCAGGTGGCGTGGGTCATCTATGGATAAAGCGCAAATTTATTGATAAATGTCCTCCGAAAATAGGAAAAGAGCATTATGAAGAGAAATTTAATTTAAGTTGGAATGAGTTAATTCCTTCTCCTCCAGTTCAAGATGAGGAAGGTAATACTATACAATATATACCCGCTTTAGTGTTTGAAAATCCTGTTTTGGTTAAGCAAGACCCGAGATATGTGCGATATTTGAAGTCTTTAGATGAAACAAAGCGCAGAATGTGGCTGTTTGGTGATTGGGATGTTATGGGCGGTGCCTTTTTTGAAGAGTTTAGTGCATTTCATCATATTATAGATGCCAGAGATTTTAGTTTAGATACTTATACAGGTAGAGTTTATAGAGTGGTAGATTATGGCACGACCAATCCTTTTGCAGTGGCATTCTTTGTAGTGGATATAGACGGCTATGTCACGGTATTTGACGAGATATACGAGACAGGTTTAGTCCCGTCCGAGCAGGCAAGACGCATAAAAGAGAAAACAGCACGCTGGGGCTTAACTGAAGACGATATTTATGCTACTATCGTTGACCCGTCAATGAAGGTGAAAAGCCACGAATATCTTAATACCCTACACTCAAGTTTGGATATTTACATAGAAAATGGAATAGAACATATAGTTTTAGGTAATAATGATAGAGTTCAAGGCTGGGCTACTTTCCGAGAATATCTTAAGGTGCCTGAAGAAGGAAGACCTTATCTGGTTTTTACTTCAAACTGTAAAAATTGTATAGAAACCATACCATCATTAGTGCGTTCCGATAAAAACCCTGAGGATGTAAATACGGAAGGAGAAGACCACTTAGCCGATGCTTTGCGTTATGGCTTAATGTATATTGACCGTCCTCGTCCTCGTGCGAAAGAACCTGATGTCCCTGATTGGCAAAAGCGATTATTCGGTAAGAAACCCAAATCAAGCTTTACAATCAATAATGTATGGGCAGGATAAAGGATTGACAAGATTTAATAGTATAAAATCATAGGAAATAGGTATGATATGAGACAAGATGACTTAGTAAAAAATGTAATCAGCGTGTATCTGGATGGCACTAACAAGTGGAGTGAATCCAGAAAGAGGGCAGAAATTTGCTATAAATTTATGTTAAATGAACAGTGGAATAAAGAAGAAACTGAGAACTTTTTAGCACAAGGTATGCCTCCTATAGTTTATAATCTTATTTTACCACGAGTATTTAACCTTTTAGGCACAGAACAACTTAATCGCTCCTCTATCCAAATCAGACCTTACTATGAAAGTCAAAAAGAATTGGCGGGTATATTGACAGGCTTATTTAATAATCTATGGGAAAGTGAGAATGGCGAAGAAGAACTACAGCGTGCCTTCATAGATGGACTGATTATGCCTATCCCAGGCTGTGTCCAGATACGAGTAGAACCCGATGAAGCAGGATTTATGGATTATAAATTCCGTGCACTTAATCCCTATTCCGTCATATTTGACCCCTATTCTTCTCGTTATGACCTCAAGGATTGTCAATATGTAATAATGGAAAGCTGGCTGAGATTAGATGAGTTAATTGATACTTATGGTAATAAAGAAGAGTTTAGATTGGAAGGTTATGACAAGAAATGGTGGGAAAAGCTATCCGAAACGCTTAGCTCAACTATGAAAGAACTCTTTGGAGTGTCAAATATACAATCACAATTCTATGATAAAGAAAGAAATTTATATAAAGTATTGGAGATGCAAACCAGAACCAAAGAAAAGCGAGATTTATTTATTAACACCATTACCCAAGAATATGTAGTCTATCCCAAGAATAGTATAGAAGACCCTGCGTCTATGAATTTGATGTATGTATCCGAGACTGAGATTAAGAAAATACACTTAACTACAGTATGTCCATATTTCAATCTGGTTTTAGTAGATGAGAATAACTGGCTGGACACGGATAGATACGATATTATACCCTATTACTCAATGGACTTTGGCAATCAGAAATCGCAGAACTCGTCTCTGGTTTGGGCTATGATAGACCCGCAAAAGAACCTTAATAAACGAGAAATACAGAAAACAGCCTATATTGATAGGGCAATGATAAGTCCCGTGATGTTTTCCTATGAAGACCGAGATACCAAAGAAGATTTTGATATAAATGGACGCAATCCGCATTATACAATGCTGGTGCGCAACTATAGATTTCCTCCCACTCGCTTAGCTCCGTCTCCTATGCCTTATGATGTGTGGAACGATATAGCCGATGTAAAAGATAAAATGAATGATATATCGGGGATAAATGAAGCAGCTCGTGGTCAATCCGAATACTCAAATGAGAGTGCAAGACTTTATCAAATGAAAGTGCAAAGATTAGCTGCAACTATCAATCCTTACTATAGAAACCTGAGTAAAACCAGAAGAATGATAGCGGAATACTTTCTGGATACTTGTCGTCAAGTCTATTCCGAATTGAATAGGGTAGTGACCATAATGGATATGCAGAAGAATACCTCAAATGCTATACTTAACCAAGTGGATGGCGAGAATATCCGCAATCAAATTTCAACCTTTATAGGTAGAGTAGTCTTAGATGAAGGCAAACATTCTCCCACACAAACCCAAGAAAACTTTGAAAAGAAGCTGGTCTTGGCGCAAATGCTACCACGAGAACTGATAAACTGGGAATGGCTATTAAAAGATAGCGAATTACCCGATGTCCAAGAACAAATTGATTATATAAAACAAATGTTAGTTCAGATGGCACAGCAACAAGAAGTGCAAAACCAGATGGCAATAGAACAATTTGCACAACAGCAAGCGCAAGCTGAAGCTGAAATGGCAAATAAAATACAAAACAAGGAGAAAAAACAATGAAAGACGAGGAACTAAAGGGCGTCAATGAGACACAACCCACAGATTCCGATGAAGAAACATTGGACTTTGACATATTTGGCGATTTAGAAGACGAATATGGCGAAGAAAAGGAGAAAGAACCCGAAGAAAAGCCTGATAAAACAGCGGAATGGGACAGAGAAGAAGCAATTAAAGCTTATAAAAACGCAGAAAAGAAGCTGGGCGATATGGGTAGAGAACTGGGTGAACTGAGAAAAAAGGTGGAAAGCATAGCAGAACAGCCTGCTACCACCACTAAGGCTTATACCATAGACGATATACCCGCTATGGATGACCTTACACTGGATACATTTTTGAATACTTACAAACTGCAGTTATCCGACCCAGATGTAATGGTGAATGATATTGAAATGTATAATAGACTTATGCTGGAATTTCAGGCACTAAACACTGAAAAGGCAGCAAGAATTGCTAAGGAACGGTTAGCCAAAGAAGAAGAAGCTAAAAATTTAACTAACTTACAAGCAAAAGTAAAAAATGAATTTAACCTCTCTGACAACGAAGCTAAAGAACTCATCAATCTGGCAAAAAAACTTGATAGTAAGCCAGGTAGTAGGGATTTAGAGGCCGCTTTCCTTAAATTGTTTCCCGACAGATACCATACTTGGACTGCCACAAGGAACAAGAGCAAGTTGGAACAAGCGAAAACCACTCCGAGACTACCAGAAACAAAGGCTTCACCTACAAATAAAGTTGTTACTGCAGAGCAATACCGCAGAATGAGTGAAGAAGAGCGTGAACAATATGTAAATAATGCCAGTTTAGAAGAGTTAGATGCGTTATGGAGGGAACTAAAAAAATAAAAGGAGTGAAAAATGCCTCTAACATTAAACACTGACAACGAAAAACTAATAAATCTCCCAATTCTCAATGCCAAGTTAGCCAAGATGGCGTGGTATAACACATTTTGGGCAAAACTGGCTGGATTTCAGGAGATAACCCGCACAAACGGTATCCGTCAAACTAATCCTGCTACTAATGTTGTAGTTCAGGGTCTGCGGGACTTTGTAGAACAAGGAAGAGACAATATGCTGATGTATATGTTGCTTCCTCTGAGTGAACCTGGCGTCTATGGTGATAGCTGGCTTAAAGGCACTGGCGAACAAATGAATATGAAATATTCGCAAGTCTTTATTAACCAGTGGCGTAAAGCAGCTACAAAGATGTCTGGTAGAATGAACTACCAGCGTATTAAAGTCTTAAATCTTATGGAAGAAGTTCAGCCTGCTCTATCCGAGTGGTGGAGTAAAACATACAACGGTGCCTTCTTTCAAACTATCTATGAGGGTGTAAGTCCAAATCTGTCTGCAGGAACTAAGGATAATGGGTTAGGTATGGTGCGTCGTGCTCATCCTAATCAATATACTCATTCTGCTGATGGAGTATTAACCCCTGTAGGAGTGGCAAAGAATACCAAAACTGCTACAGAATTGACAAATGCTCTCAAATCAAGTCCTAAAAAAGTTTCTGCTAAGATGATGTCCGAACTGAGAATAATTCTCTCTACTGAACTATTGATTGAACCTATCGTGCATAATGGCGGGGAATTCTGGTTAATGCTGGTAGCTCCAGATGTATTGAAACAATTGAAACAAGATTCTACTATTATTTCCGCTCAGAATTCTGCCTTTATGGGACAGCTTGCTTCCTTCCCTGCATTTCAAGGTAGAGACTTCGTCTATTATGATGGCATCTGCGCAGTAGAAGAGAGAATAGGCGTAAGAAATGTGCCTGTTAATACTACATTTGGAAGTCTGGATACTTTCTTCGGGCTACTTCACGATAAAGGTTATTTCTTGCCTCCTGCAAGATTTACTGATAGCTCTAAGGCTTATGCTAATATAGTCTTAGGTAGAGATGCTCTGGCTTATGGTATCGCTCAGGATTTGGAATATACTGTAGAAGTAGATGACCACGAGAATGTAATTGAAATCGGGTCTCAAGGTATTATGGGCGTCAATCGTCTGGAATACTTTAACGATTCTGTAATGAGTGCAGTATATGCTCGTGGCAATGTCAATCCTGCAGAATATAATGTTTCTACTCCAGTTATAAATCAAAGCTCAGCTATAATTTATACTGGTAATGCATCATAAGGAGGATTGAAATGCCTACAACATATACCAAATTCAAGAAAAACAACATACAATACCTGAACATATCAAACCTACAACCCGCATCTTCTAAGGCTTTAGAAGCGTATCAGGAAGGCGGAAAAATCTATATTAACATAAGCGGATTAAGCACGGCGGCTAATGCTAAATATGTTAAGATAACAGGATTGAAGCCTGGACTGAAGATTGTAGATGCAAATCTGATAATTACTAATGCGGCTACTAATACTGTTTATGTTGGCACTGGAGCTTATACCGCTTCGGCATTGAAGTTTGCCTTAAGTGCTACTGCTAATCCAGCAAATACTATAGCAAGACCGTCTAATCTGTATTCTGCTAATGCTACCATTCCTGCGAATGGGACATTAATCTTGACAGGGAATAAAAAAGCACTTAAGGGCAAACTAATCATTGATGTAATGGCTATCTAATATATATCTGGGGGAATGTGCAATATCATTCCCCCTTAGCCATAAAGGAGATGAAATGAACAGCATAGAGAAATACAAAAAAGACGGCGCTACTATCCTTACTTGGACAAATGATGCAGATAACGAGATAGACTATGCCAAGATGGAAGGCGGACACATACTTATAAAATTCAATAAATTAAAAACAAGTATAAGATTATATGGTATAAACCAAAGAATTGCTATAGTCGGCGCTAAGTGTTTGCATGAAGAATTAAAGGAAGGAATTGAAAATATAATAAATATATCATATTTCTATGGAATAACATTAACCCATGATAAATCAATAGATTATGCTAACTGGTATTTGTGGGGCGCTGAACCCATATTAAATGCAAATTAT